TGAATTATGAACTGAGGAGAAAACTGATGACTATGGTTTCCTATACCTATCAAGGCACCGAGCGTTCCTATACTCCGGTCGCTTTGGATAAGCTTGACGTTACTCGGCTTCAACTTCGTGCTAAACTCAAGGAGTTGAGTGCTATTACTGGTGATGAATATATTCTTCGTACGTTTTACTTGGGTCCGCGTCCAAAACGCGCAACTCGTTCTGCTTCTACTTTGAAAACTGCAGCTTATGCGGCGAAAATTGGTGTTTATAAAGTAGAAAAGCGTGGCAAGTACGTTTATCCTAGTGGTGACGTTCGCCGTTACGTTAACGCTGATTTGATGAATTATGTGTGATTTGGGGCTTTTTTTTAAAACCCATTCGCGCTATGATGAACTTGTAACTGGAACTAACGAGGTGTAATATGGCTCACGGTGATAAAACTCGCATTGCTATTGAAATCATGGAAGCTAACGTTGCCAAAAGCTACGATGAAGTCAGCCAGATGATCGCTGACGCTATTGGCGTTGATATTGGTCGCGCTCGTGTTTACTACCGCCATAAGGTAATTAACGGTATTGCTAAGGGTTATGACCCCAACGTTCGCCCGTGGGAGGGCAAGGCGAAGGTCAAGTCTGAGCCCAAGCCCAAGGCAGTCAAGGCAACGGTCAAGCCTGTCGCGAAACCTGTGAAGCCTGCGAAGGCTAAGGCAGAGCCCAAGCCTGATGTGGATATTGCGAAGATCAAGGCAGCTAATCTGGCCAAGCTTCGCGCTGTGTCTGCTAAGACTAAGCAATACACGAACGTTGCCCGTGGTGATGGCCCTGGCGTTGCTGGCTTTGACGCCGATGACGCTCGTGCTGAGGTGACTGGGCTTATTGACTCGCTTGAGTCGTTCGCTGCTCCCAAGTTTCTCTCCAAGGCGGCGATCAAGTCTCTGGTCTAATTATACTGTACCAGAGCTTTAAAGTAAATGGCAAGCGGGAGTTTTTTCCGCTTGCTTTTAAAAGCACACAGCGGTATGATGAGTTATAGATAGGAGAAAACGATGACTGCTGAGATGATTATCTTCGCCCCTCTACTTGCCTTCGTCGCTGTGATGTTCGTGTTGACTGTTGTAAATGAAATAAAGTCATAGTATTTGCTGGCGGTTTTGCTGTATAGGATCGGACCTTTAGAGAATCTGGGGTTTTGGCTGGGGGGACCCGAAAGCCATGAAAAATTCCCACAACACACCAGCACACCCCAAAGTCGCATCAGCAACTCAAAGTCGCATCAGCACACCAGTCGCACATGTGTCGCACGTCTTAATGAATCATCAAGTTTTTTTACTAACGCATTTTTTAAAAAATTTCCGCGAAAAATTTTCAGGGCACCAAAGTCCGATCAATAATTTTTCTTTACAACCATCAAATAATACAGTATAATCATATATGTCGAGGATGATAATGATAGGAGATTCATATGGCAACTGTTGTTGACTTCCCTGGGAGAGAAGAGATTGGTCATATTCATGGTATACCAGTAAAGAACCCTAGGACAGAGTTGGAGTATTTGGCTCTTTGTAAGAGGTTTTTGACTATAGAGGATTACGAAGAAGTATTGTTGTGCATAATGGACGATGAGTATTATGGAGAGGCAGAGCCTCAGATTCAAGAGATCGTTAAGACTTATTTCAGTTATTATTGAAAAAAGTTCTTGCTTTTTTAATGAAACGGTGATATAATTATCTTATGGTTGGTTGAGTGGTTCTTGACTGACTGGTAATGTGAAAGGAACTTTGTTATGGCTCATGAAATCGAAAATGTGAATGGTAAGGCTCAGATGGCTTATGTTGGTGAAACTCCCTGGCATGGGTTGGGTACTAAGGTTCCTGCGGACCTGACTCCTGACCAGATGTTGGAAGCCGCTGGTTTGAATTGGAATGTGGAAAAGGTTCAGGCGTTTGCTACTGTTGGTGGTAAGCAGGTTCCGATTGGTCAGTCGGCTCTTGTTCGTTCTATGGATGATGCGATTCTGGATGTTGTTTCTGATGACTGGAATCCGGTTCAGAACACCGAAGCGTTCGAATTCTTCAATGAGTTTGTCGCTGCTGGTGATATGGAAATGCATACCGCTGGTTCGTTGAAGGGTGGGCAGATCGTTTGGGGTCTTGCTAAGGTGAAGGAATCGTTCGAACTCTTCAAGGGGGATCAGATCGACTCGTACCTTCTGTTCTCTAACTTCCATAAGTATGGCTTCTCGACCGATGTTCGCTTTACGCCTATTCGTGTCGTTTGTAATAACACTCTCACTCTGTCTCTGAATAGCAAGGTCGAGCGTATGGTGAAGATCTCTCATCGTAAGGTCTTTGACCCCTCTAATGTCAAGGAAATGCTCGGTATCGCTACCGATAAGCTTGCTAAGTATAAGGAAATGGCTCAGTTCCTTGGTTCCAAGAAGGCTAAGGATGAAGATATCGTTGAATACTTCACTCGTATCTTCCCTGTTTCTGGTGCAGCTAAAGTCAAGGAAATCTCTAAGAACGCTGAAACCGCTATGTCTATTCTGTATACCCAGCCAGGTGCTGACTATGCGGAAGGCTCTTGGTGGCAGCCCTTCAATGCTGTTACCTATCTGACTGACCATCTCGCTGGTCGCTCCGCTGATACTCGTCTTACCTCTGCTTGGTACGGCTATCACAAGGGTGTCAAGACTCGCGCTCTCGAGCTTGCAGTTGAAATGGCGGAGGCTTCTTGATAGAGAAACCGACTGCAGAGTTTTTTAGAACTCTTGGTGAGTATGTCTATCGTTACTTCGACGATGGATTTCAAACTATGTACATCGGCAAAGGGAAAGATGATCGTTGTCTTTCCCACCTCAAAGACAAAGGCTATAAGTACGAGAACTGTCAAATTATAGCTCGTAATTTGGAAAAGTTCAATGACAAACCTAGCTTTCTGCTCGAATCCTACCTCATCAATATCGCTAATCCAAAAGACAATTCTGTCGCTGGTCACTATAAGGAATGCTTTGTTATGACTTCTCTCTCGTCTATGTTTACCGACTTCCAGGCTGGTAAGGTCGATAATTTCGAACAGTTTCCTGATTGGTATACAGATCATTATGACGATCTTCGTGGTAAAATTCGTACCCTGCAGATTAACGAAACAAGTTACTACGTTGTCAGTAATGCAAATCGTGGTATCTACTTCACCTTCTATTGGTACTTTGCCGAGGAAAGCGTGAAGATCATCTTCGAGTTTGCGTCATACTTCAAGGGCGACGATCTCGAAGATATTAAGAGCAAGATCACCAAGTGGTTGAATAGTGAAAATGGCTATGATGTCGAACCTGCAGGTAAAACAGAATACAAGCTTGCTGTCACATGCAAGAATATTGATAGTGTGATGGAGCTTTGGAGTAAATTTTGGTCTTGACAAACCCTAAATTCTAGAGTATAATAATTACTAGAATGGAGTTGAAAACATGGCTCGTCGTGCATCTATCATCAAAAAGACCCCTAAGAAAATTCGCGTGTCTCGTAGCGAATCTTACCTGGTCAACTTGAAATATATGGGCGACGAGCCTGTTTTCCTTGGCGCTATGACCGATGGAGAATATGGTCTTGCCTTGAATTGGTATAATTGCATGTGCGATACGAGTGATGCTCGTGAATACATCGATACGTACCTGAAGGCTAACAATCGATTGGCAGAAGCTAAGCAGATCAAGCGTGTATCTGATGCTTGGGTTCCTTCGACTGCAGCTTGGGTATTCCGTATGCTCAGCAAGGGCTATCAGCTACCTTCGAGCGCGAAAGTTTACGCCGAAAACAAGCTAAAAGAATCCTTGGCTCGTGTGTCGAAGGATGATCCTAAAGAGTCAAAATCAGCTCCTGTCATTTCTATTCAGGAACGTATTCGCGAACGCCAGCACGACATCATTGGCGAAATCGAAGAAATGATTGACTCTGGAGAAGAGTTTTCTATCTACGATTGGCTCAAAGCCAAGGAAATCCCAGCTACGTATTGCACGTCAATCATAGCTCATTATTCCCCTTGGCTTGCTGAGTTGATTGAAGCATATGAGGGCGGAGATCCGCAACTCAAGGAAGCGTATCGATATTTGTCTAAACCTCAGTTGCGTAAGCGTATCGAATTTCTCAATAAGATGATTGAGGATGTAGATCGTTATGGTAATGTAACTAAGAAAACTCGCGCACCACGTAAGCCTCGCGCTGTTTCTGTTGAGAAGAAGCTCAAGAACCTCAAGTATCAGAAGGAGGATAATACCTTCAAGATTGCTTCGATCAATCCAGAAAAGATTATTGGTGCACAGGAACTGTGGACGTTCAATACCAAATACAAGGTTGTTACAGTATTCCGTGCATTGGATCGTGGTGGCTTGCAGATCAAGGGAACCTCTATCATTGGTTATGACGAGAAAACTTCCCTTAGCAAGGGTTGTGGGCGTAAACCAGAAGATGTTCTAACCAAGCTTCAAAATGGTGGAAAGATCGTTCTGAGAAAGCTAATGGATGAGTTGAAGACAGATAAACCTCTTCAAATCCGTATAAATGAAAATACTGTACTAATGAAGGTGATGTGATGAAATTTGAAATTGATGACACTCTTGTAGATAGAATCGTTGTTGATACGATTAAGAAGGATTACATTGCCCAGCAGGAGGAAATCCGTAGGCTGAAGCAGTGTCCTGGCCCTCTTAAGCAGTATGAATATGAAGATATGTTTAACGCTTTTGCTCTTTCAGAAGCTCTTGAGACGATACTGAAGTATTACATTTATCGTCCTGATGCAGAAGAGTTTATTGCAGAACATAGTGTAAGAAAGAAAAAATAGTTATTGACTTTTAAAGTTATTAGTAGTAGAATAAATATATTGCTTCGGTCGTTGAGGCGTTCGGAATAGACAATTCGGACTGGGGGGCAGTACCCCACGCCTCCACCACAAGCGCATCTTGTATGAACGACGGCGTAGCCGAACAACAACTTGGTGTGCTTTTGATGGGGGCGAAATAGGTTCGACGGGTTGTAGTAAAGTTGCGAAGAGACCTAAGTAAACGTTAGATGCAAACGATAATGCACCTCTCTCTTATGCCCTAGCTGCATAAGAATGCGTTCGGCGGGAACGTGGAAACAGAATCCCGTCACCTTTTTGCCTTCTTAGCTCAGCAGGATAGAGCAACGGATTTCTACTCCGTGGGTCGGGCGTTCGAATCGCTCAGAGGGCGCCATTTATGGGGGTGGGTGTTGGTACACAGGGAGGTCTTATAAGCCTTTCAGCGCCCGATTAGCGTTCTCGACTTGGTTCAAATCCGAGCACCCCTACCAATCTTTGAGGATAGTATGAAAGAAACAAAATTTATAAAAGATGTTCCTGTTGGGGTTTTGATACTTGTCCTTTCTCAGTTTGTATTTTATGGTGTAATATATCTTACTAAATTTCCGCCATTTTGGGAACTAGCTGGGATTGTATTTTGTACACTTGTAGCCAGTGACATGGTAAGTTTCGGTTTAAAGTTGATAAAAGGTTACAATTATGATCCAGATGAGTAATAACGTTATTGAAGAGATAGAAAAACTTTGCCGAACTAAAAACATTGAATATATTGACGCTGTTGTTCATTGGTGTGAGAAAAATAAAATTGAAGTTGAATATATGGCTGGATTGATCAAAAAAGACCCAGTTTTCAAGTCAAAAATTCAAGCAGAAGCTGAAAATTTAAACATACTTAAGAGGGGCGCTAGGTTGCCAATCTAATAAATACTGGAAAAAGATGGAGGCTATTATGTATATAACGACTTCAGGCAAACCATCAAAAATTCCAGTAAAAGATTGCAAAGAAGCTATTAAATTTTATGGAAAATGGCTTCTAAAAGAAAACCTTTACCACAAAATAACAATAAATCTTTCTTTTGAAAATTTATCTTCTCGCGAATGTGCATATTGTGAAACAGATGAGAATGGTCGCAAAAATCGCGATTTCATATTAACAATAAACAAAAATTTAAGCAGAAAACAAATCCTTTTCGCTTTAGCTCATGAAATGGTTCATGTTAAGCAGTATGCTAAAGGCGAATTGAAGGATTATGTTAGACTTGATAAGATCAAATGGAAAAATGAAATTCACGATCTGAATAATTCAGACTATTGGTTTCATCCATGGGAAATTGAAGCGCATGGTATGGAAAAAGGATTGTATGTAAAATACATTGATTCTTTAAAGGTGAAGTGATGGGCTTTAGAAGTAAATCAGCAAGAGCATATATCGAAACAGAAGTAGATGTTGATCTAGACGATTTTGATCTCGACGACATTATTGAATATGTTGAAGAGCAAGGATTCACAGTTCTTGAAGGTAAGTCTTCAACGAATATGGACGATCTCGATAGTCGCATTTGGCAACTGTATCAGGCATGGAAGCTTGATGGTGATGATCGTCTTAGCTTTTGGAACGAGTGTCACTCTTTCTTCTCAGATTACTACAACAAAGTTAGTTCATGATGTCAGCTTTTGAATGCTATCAGCATTATGTTGCGTTGAAGAATCATTTTACAAAACCATCATATGATTATTTCAAGTACAATGGTAAAGTTAAACTGAACGTTAATTCGTTTGAAAAACGTAAAGACAAATTGTTTTTTCAAAAGTTAGCAAAACATCCTGATATTGAGAATTTTTTAATAGCTAATCTTTCCAACAATGAAAAAGCTTGGATACGCGAATTAGCATATAGCGAAATTGCCGAAAACATCTACAAAGATTGGTTGAAAAGACAACAAAGTTTAAGCTATGTGTTTAAAACAGAACTTTCAAATCTTAATCCAGTTTTTAATGAAAATTTTGTATGTAAGAATAATGAACATCCGTTTCTTTTGAAAAAATATTTGGGAAAAGAAATTTCGTTAGAAACAATGTGTTTGCTTTTAGAATTATCTGGTGCTAAAAAACATTGGGATTCTAAAATGCAGTACGATTTGGTTTGGGATACACTCAAGACCAAAGTTGAGAAGTACGTTCCGTTTATCAAGTATGATAAGGATAAAATAAGAAAGATTATTCTTGACTATTTTGATAAATAGAAGTATACTAAATAATGTTGAGCGTTATACTGCTCGATATACTAACAATACGATCAATACAAACAATACGGAGAATATATATGGATTTTTCTAAGCTCAAGTCTATGTCTGGCAAGAAGTCTCTTGAACAACTTACCAGCGAACTTTCTAAGGTAAATGGTAATCAGGGGGAAAAGAAGGGCGATGATCGCTTTTGGAACCCAACTGTAGATAAGGCTGGCAATGGCTATGCTGTTATCCGTTTCCTACCCGCTCCTCAAAATGAAGATGTACCTTTCATTCGCATGTTTGACCATGGTTTTCAGGGTCCAACTGGTTCTTGGTACATTGAAAATTCTTTGACTACTCTTGGTAAGCAGGATCCTGTTTCTGAGTATAATTCTCAGTTGTGGAACTCTGGCATTGAGTCTGACAAGGAAATTGCTCGTAAGCAGAAGCGTCGACTTCACTTTATTTCCAACATTTATGTCGTTACTGATTCAGGTAATCCTGAAAATGAAGGTAAGGTGTTCTTGTACAAGTATGGCAAGAAGATTTTCGATAAGTTGAATGAAGCGATGAATCCTCAGTTTCCTGGAGAGGAACCTGTTAACCCATTTGATCTTTGGGCAGGTGCTAATTTCAAGTTGAAGATTCGTAATGTTGAAGGTTATCGTAATTATGACCGTTCGGAGTTTGATAAGGTCGGACCTTTGATGAGCGATGATGAGGAACTTGAAGCTACTTGGAAGAAGGAACATTCTCTTCAGGAATTCCTTGATCCTAAGAACTTTAAGTCTTATGATGAACTCAAGGAGCGTCTCGCTCGTGTACTTTCAACTGAAACAGCTGCAAAAATCGTTAAGAAGGCTGAGGAGGAAGAGCTTCCTTGGACTCGCACGGAACCTGCACCTAAGTTTAAGGCTGTTGATACACCTAAGCAGTCTCAAATGGAAGACGATGACGAAGATGAATCGTTAGAATTCTTCAAGAAATTGGCTGGTTAATATTAAAGGGAGCTTCGGCTCCCTTTTTTTATGCAAGAGAAGTTTTATAGTATTCTTTAAGTTCCATAGCCCAAGGATTGGCGGCTGACGTAACTTTATCTCTTCTAGCAGATTCACTGATGTTTGGTTGTTGTTTTTGCTGCGCTCCTCCTTGTTGAATAAGGACAGGAGGTTGGTTTTTCTTAGAACTATCTTCAACTTTTTCGTTTACTGCTGCTCTTTCAATTTCTTTTGATGGCTGTGGTACTGATGGAGCAACCATTCTAGCAGGAGCTGTTGGTTTTTCCTCACGTGATGGTCTAGAAAGTATACTGTCTAATATATTTGCTCCAAGACCTATTAAACCTCCAGTTCTACCCATTCTTCCGCCCATCATCATACCCATAGCTGGGTTCATCATTCCCATACCTAATGCGCCCATACCTCCCATACCTCTCATTCCTCCTCCCATCATTAAAGGAGTCATTGGGTGATATCCTGGTCCGCCGCCTGCAAAAGCATAAGATTGTTGTGGTTGTGGTCTTTCTCTTCTAGAAATTTGTTCTTCGTTTTCGCCGCTAGACAATTGAAAATGTGGAAGATCTTTTGAACCTAAATCTTTCAAACCAAATCTGGAAGCATTTGCTCTGAGTATTTCTCTAGCTCTTCCGCCAGATATATCAACAGCTGTACCTTTTTGGTGATTCGATTGACCAGGAGGAGCTGCAAGACCGCCTTGTTTTTGTGGGCTATATTTTTGCCCATTCCATTCTACGTCTTTGCCGATATAATTTGCATAATACTGAGCCTGAACTTCTGGAGGTCTATAACCTTCAGTTATACCGATTCGTTCGCCAGATGCTTTTTCTGCAAATTGAATAGCTTCCGTTAGTTTAACAGCAAAATCAGAATTGAGTTTATCAGCGTTTACTCCAACGAAACCAGCGCCGCCAGTTTGTCTTGATGAGAGGAATTCCTTCGCTTGTTTTTCATCAACTTTACCTTCGCCTTGACGTTCTGTTGTTTGTGGTTTTGAAGTAGCGCTAGCAGCTGGACCTTGACCTTCGCCTTCTTCTGGTTTAACAGCAGGCGCTGATGGAGCTTTTGTTGTTTCTGACTGATTTTGCTGGGCTTGTGGGGTTGTTTTAGCTTGTTCGTTGGTTTTTACAGCTGCTTCTTCTCTTCTAGCTTTTTCTTTTTGCATATTTTGCTGGAAAGATTTTTCTGAAAATGCTGGAGCTGCAACACCTTTATCAGCTTCTTTCCAAGAACCTAAATTATTTAATATTGTACCTGCCATTTTAGGATCTTTGATATCTTCTTCAAGATTTCTCTTAGTTCCTTTTTTGTAATCTTGTTTAGCTAGATACCAAGCAGCTCTATCTTGATTTTCAGGAGAAAAATCGTTTGGATCTAATCCAGCTTTTTTCGCTGTTTCTTCCCATGTACTATTTAAAAATTGATATCTACCTGCAGCCGTATAACCTTTTTGACCTTTAAAAGGATGTTCTCCTTCTTTGCCTGATTTTTGTAGTCCAGAAGGAAATGCTTTGTGGTTTATTTTATTATAATCTCCACCACTTTCACGTCCAGCAATGGTATCAAGTAATGCACTTGCTCCTTCTGGTAGATCTTTTGCAGTAGTAGTATTTGAAACTAGTGGAGTTTGACGGTCGCCCATCAAACCTTGACCTATAGAAGCTCCACCATAAATTCCAGCTCCTGCCATAAATCCATATTTACCTAAAGTGCCTGCAGCTCCAAGAGCTTGCCCTGCAGGTCCACCTAGCCAACTACGCCCCATTCTTACTCTTGCGGCTGTTCTAGTTGCACCAAGACCCCATAAAGTTTGTTCTAAATTTTTTAATAAACCACCACCTTTGGGATCGTTTGTGTTATTGTTGTTATTATTGATATTTTGTCTTGTAACCTTTATTAAAGCTCCAATAGAACTGTTAATATTTTGTAACTCACTAAGCATACTAGATTGTACGCCTATGCTTTGATTCATTATACCTGTACTGTTGTCAATTTTTCTTGATAGATTATTAATACTGTCAGCATTATCAGACATAGATGCTGAGATATTTTCTAAAGAACCGTTTTGTCTGGTAAAATGACCAGCTATGTCCTTTATCATTTTGGTAATAGATCTATTTTGTTCGCCTGCAGATTGCCTAAATGTGTTTAGATGTTCTGATGCTGTATCAGAAAATCTATTAATTTGTTGAGCTAATGCTGCTAAATTTTGATCTGCCATTTATTATTTTCCTGCGATCTTTTCTTGACCGCGAGTATAAGATGTTACACCAAGTATAGCGCCGAAAGCAAGGTGAATTAATCCGCCGTTTGATAGTGTGAGAGATTGCCAAGCAACATATTGCATTTGAATACCAACACCTTTTAAGACAACTGGCATAAACATTGCTATGACTGGAAACACTACGAAATCAACGAAACATATTATCATATAGAGCCATCCCATGGCAGGACGCCAGTAAGACTTCATCCAGTGTTCTTCTTCCTTTTTGACTTGTTGTTCGAATACAGAAGTATCAAGTGCAACTTGCGCAGCGCTAGCAGGCGGAGGAGTTTGAGCAGGAGGAGGCGGAGCTGTAGTAATAACTGTTTCTACTACTGAAATTTGTGGAGCTGCTGGTGGAGGCGTTGATATAGTTGTGATCGGAGGAGGAACAAGTTTTGATTTAGGTGTGAACTCTCTTTCAACTGGTGGTATTGGTTCTTCATCTATATCTTTTGAAGCGAATTTTGCCATTATTAATTCCTCTTATTTTCTATTTCTTTGACGTAAGCAATTAACATTTGTACATATATATCACGTTCAAAAGGCATTAAATTTTCAATATCGCTTATAGAATATTTATGGTGCTGAGCTAAAGTAAATACGTTATGATAGTAATTTTCTAACGTATTGTGACTCAGCGCAACGTAAAAAAATCATTTAACGAATTTAACGTTATTTCCCTTTCGTTGTCGAATGAATTTTTGTATTTAATTACATGTTCTAATTTTGGAGAATTTACAAGAAATTCTTGTATCGAAGCGAATGTTTTACTATCTAAATTTTCTAAGAAATCGCCTATTTCTTTTCTTGAATAATCCTTAGCTTCGAAAATAGTATCTTCTTCGTATATTTTATCTACGCATCTTATTATAAGTTCAAAAAGATAATCTTTATCTAAATCAAGAAATTCTTTGTCATCATAAATTGATGCAGATGGGTATTTCATAATTATACCCATATTTTCAGTTATTTTTATATTATTGACAATTTTTTCAGGAAATTTGACTTCAATTTCATTTAAATCTATAGTAAAATCATAATTCTTATTATCTTCTAGATCTTTATAAGAAACTTTGATAATATTTTCTATAGAAAATGCTCTGATTTTCAAGAACAGATATTCAAGGTCAAATATAGCTAGTTTATCTACGTTCAAATCGTCCAAAGAACAAACATTAACAATTTGTTTGATAGCTGAGAAAATATCAGCCTCTTTATCTGATTCTTTAGCCATTAATAGGATTTTTTCTTCTTTAACAAGGAATGGGCGAAATTTATAGTTCTTGTTTAAAGAAGGAACTTTGATGTTGTATGTTGGATGTGAAATTTTAGGCAATGACATAATATAACTCCATGGTTAAATCATTTATTCGATATTAAATTCTTTATATGATAATGTAACGCCAAGCTTTAATACTTGGTTAGTATCGTTCCAAGATAAAGATGTTTCGTTAATAGAAGTTGGGAATACTTCATATATGTTAAATGTTTTTGCTGTATTTCCATAATTATCAAATACTAATATTTGCATAAAAGAAGCATATTCATTTTTATATCTTGATGAATATTTACCTTGACGGTTAGTGACATTATCTGAAGTAAATTCATATATTCCTCTTACCCAGTCATACCAAAATTGCCAAATTTCTCCATTTTCGTCAACAATAAATGAAATAGAAATTTCGTTAAATTGAGCATTAATAGGTTGTTTTTGTGTTGGTCCAACACCATATCTATTATTGTCTGCGGAAAGAATTTGAATTCCTGGAGCTCTAACGGTATCGATACGAAACCTCATTATACTCGCCATACGATCGCCACCGCCATTAATACCTCCTGCTAAAAATGGAGGAGTGTATACTCTGGCTTCGTATTTGTTATTCTGTAAATAACCATATTCATCAATATTTGCTTTAAACGAATCTATATTGAAAGGCATATTTTTCCTTAATACGGTGGTGATGATGTTCTATATCTCAGATCAGGGTTAATTCTCCATTTTTGTAATGGAAGAGCTGCAGCTTTAGACCAATCATTGGGACTTATATAACTAAAAGAACTTCGAACTTGCCCCAGAAGATATCGTTTAATACAATTATCATAACCACTAAATTTACTTGCTGCAGATTTTAAAACACTGTATGAAATATTTAATTTGGTATTATCTGTATATTTATTGTCTGTTGATAGAGATGATAGCGAGTTTAATAATTCTTGTCGAGAACCTTCGGGGAGATAATGTAAATTTAATCCTAGAAATCCATCAGAATAATATTCAATTGGAAAAATTAAAGGAAACATATCAAAAAATGGCAATTTATCTTTATGTTTAGCATCATAGGCGAAAAGATACATTTTCCCAATTTGAGGGAATGACTCTTTTTTAAACTCAATTTTTTGATTAGCTAAATCGCCTATTTTACTTTTATACCAACTGACAGCGTCATCAGCTTTAACTATGTTATTTTCGTCAGCCATTAAAATTTAATCCCTAATTCTTTCTCAGTAAATATATGAAATGTCCAACCTCTATCAAGGCAATATGCAGCCGCTGCTTTCCATTTTGCCTCATTGACTCCCCAAGTTTTAACTTCTGTAATGTATTGTTTTGTTATTTTAGATTGTTTTTTAGGAGGAACAGTTTGTTTTGAAGGTTTGATTTCTATTATAGAAGTTTCCTTTATACCCTCATTATTTATTTTTGTAACAATAAAATCGGTAAAATAACGATGTATCTTTCCATCTATCGGCGAACGATATGGTATAACTACTTCTTCCGATCCCCAACTTACAATTTCTTTTCGTTCATCCAAATACATCATAAATTTAAGTTCCCATCCAGAACGATAAATAATATTCGAGGGATCACCTTTGTATTTGTTTGGATTTTTGGGTTTAAAAAATCCTTTGTAAGTTTTCATAATCTCAACAATTCCTAATAAATATTGTAAAATATTTATCGCGATACATAAAGGTTTTTCATGCCATTTAATTATAACGCTCTTGGCGCGCCTAAAGTTAATAATGATTACATAACTAATCCTAAGTTCCCTATGCCCCCAAGAACAGGGAATCTTACTTATATGTTCCCAGGAGACCTCGTTACAACAGAAAGAGCTTTTTATACTCAAATACAATTCGTTCAGTATCAACGTTTTTCAGTTTTTAGAGCTCCATTTTTGAATCCTTTGGGTGGCATATCTTTACCTTTACCTAAGAAAATTAATGATACTCAAACAGTTACATGGGAACAAATAGAAGGTGGAGCTGTTGCGGCTGCTATTGAAGTTCTTTCTGCTGGTGGCACTGCTCAAGAAGCGGCAGCAGCTTTAGGAGCAACAGCTGGTTTGAATGTCTTACCAACTATTGCCCAATATTTAAATTTTGGAAGAAATATTACTGGTGGTATCGCCTCCATAGCAGCTTCTGGATTACCTGGAGCTGTAGATCAAGTATTAGGATCTCAGTTTGGCGTGTCAATAAATCCGTTTTTAACGATGTTGTTTAAGACTAGTAATTTTAAAGAACATACTTTACAGTGGACTTTTACACCAAACAATGAACAGGAATCTAACGTCCTTGCTGGAATTATTAATTATTTCAAATTTAACATGTTACCTTCTTATAATGGACCTTTTTTGAATTACCCAAATATTGCTTTAATTAGATTTTTTCCACAAGATCAATTTACATTTAAATTTAAACCTTGCGCAGTTTCTGCTGTTTCTGTAGATTATAGCGGAGGAGGAATGCCTTCTTTCTTTAGAAATGGAGCTCCTACAGTTGTTAATTTGGCAGTTCAATTGAAAGAAATTGAATTGTGGACTCAAGACGATTATTTGTTAGGTATATAAATGTCCCAAGATAGATATTTTGAAAAATTCCCATTAATTAAGTATAACGATAGCGCCGCTGTTGATATAACCAAACGTATTGTTTTTCTAAACAACGTTCTTAAGAATCCGTATTTATTTTATCCATATGAAATTGTTGCAGACGAAAGAGCAGATCAGTTCAGTCATAGATATTATGATGATTCGTATAAAAGTTGGGTTATTTATTTAAGCAATCAAATAATAGACCCATATTATGAATGGTATATGGAAGATAATGCTTTTAATGAATTTATTGTTAAAAAATATGGTAGTTTCGAATTGGCTACAAATAGAATTAAGCATTATGAATGTAATTGGGAAAATGGTGAAACAATATCAATATCACGTTATGATTCTCTATTACCAACTATAAAGAGATATTGGGAGCCTGATGTACAAGGTTCGAAAATCATTCAGTATAAGAGAAAAAAGATTGATCAAATTTATAATACTAATAAGTTAGTTAAATATGATGTAAATGGCAGTGCAAGCCTTTTTAAAAATGGAGAAATATGTAAGTTAACATCCACTGATAATAATATCAGCGGTAAAGGGCAAATATCTGCCATAATTGATAATGTTATTTACTTACAACATGTTTCTGGAGATTCAATATTTGAAATTGAAGGAAGTGATTATCATTATTACATAACTGGTTTAGAAAGTAACGCTTCTGCGACAATAACTAGTTCTGTACTTATTCAAAATAATTTTATGTTAGAAGAAGAAATATATTGGTATCCAATATCATATTATCAATATGAATATAATAGAAATGCGTATAATAAAACTATTAAAGTATTGGATAAATCTTATGCTAAACTTGTAGCTGATAATTTAGAAAGCGCAATGAAATAATGCATGCATCTCCAGGCGACATAGAATTTAAAAAATTTACTGTAGGAAGTTTAAATTTAAACGATCCTAAGCAGGCTAAAAAATTAGAATTCAATGTGTATTACGACATATTGTCTCCAATCGTTGCAGCTGATTTAGAAGTGCTTGATGAAAATGATGCAATGGGAAGATATAATCTAGGACCTGGTCAAGATGTTAATATATCTTTTACTGTTCCAGGTGGAGAAATCATTACATTAAAAATGGAAACATTTAAAAATGTTGATGTTAATGATAAGAGTATGGACAATAAAGGTGCTATGAAGCATAAAACATATACTATGAAATTTATTAGTCCTGAGTTAAATAAAAATAAAAACACGCATATTTCTAATGATTTTGATGGACAAACTCCAACACATCAAATGGTTCAAAAAGCTATAAAAGAAATATCTGATAAACAAGTTGATACGCCAGATCCTACAAAACCACAAAAACAATATGCTCATTATGAAACTGTTTTTGGGTTCCTGGAAAAAATTCGTGAAAGTCATGTATCTCAGCAGTATAAATCATCAGCTTACGTATTATATCCAACGTATGACAACGGTAGTGAAAAATATATGTTTTGTACTTTTGAATATTTAATGACAAAAGGATCTAAATTCGAATTTAAACAGGATAATACTGTTGGAGCTACAACCACGACAAACGCCGATCAAATGAAAAATTTATTATGGTGTGAAATACCATCAACATTCAATTCTACAACTTTGGCTGGTTCTGCTTCTAACAGAAATTATTACAATTTACAAACTGGCGTTAATCAGGGTAAAGGTAATCAACAGGCAGAGTTTAAATTGTTAGGTAATACTGATTCTTTTAAAGATGTTACTGACAAGGCTGATAGTGTAACAACGAGTAAAAAACCAATAAGAAAAGGTGTTGTTGATCCTTCGAACGAAAGACAAAAAACAGGTATTGCTGACGCTAGAGTAAATAGAGCAAGATTTTTAGCATATATTTCTCAAAATACAATTAAGTTTGAAATCCATGGAAATCCTGCTATTAAAGTTGGAGATGTAGTAACATTGAAGCTTCCTAAGAAGGCTGATGCTGGGCAGGATGATGGAGAAAAGCAAGTTAATGATAAAGTTCTGATTGTTAAGATAAGACATAGAATTTTGCCAGAAGGTAATAAACCAAGATATACAATGATAGTTGAAGCTATTAAGGGTGGTTATAAGTAATGGAAACGTTTTTAGCTGAAGTTAGAAATATAGAAGATCCTGATAGACAGGGTCGCGTACAAATACGTATCTATGGTTTACATGACGACACTAGAAATATAAAAGATAAAAACCTTCCTTGGGCTTTGCCAATTTTACCTGTTACATCTGCTTCTACAGCAAAAACAGGAACACTACCTTCAGGAATGGTAAAGGGTTCCCGAGTTGTTGGTACTTGGCTTGATACTGATACTAAAAAATATCCTATAATTTTTGGAACATATTACAGAGCTTATAAACCATCAGATAAAAGCGATAACACTGGTGGTCAAGAAGGAAATGATCAAAATTCGAAAGGCATTGATTACCCATATAATCCAGGAGAAGGTAATAGTCTTGGTAAAACACCAAACAATCCATCTGTAGGTGGTAAACCTTTAGACACACAATCAGACGAATATAACTCTGCTAGATATGTAGAAAACGGCGAAGGACCTGATGGTGTTAATGAAGCTAGGAAAAAATTCGCTCCTAAAGCTGATGATGGCACTATAGCTGGTGCATCTCCAGGAATGGATTTGCCATCAGCTCTTAAGAAAGTAGATCCACTTGGTGCTGCACAATCTCTAGCTCAGATGTTTTCTGCGCTCGCATTAGTGTCAGCGATTATGAGTATGAATAGTAAATCTGGTAAATCTTCTGGTATACAAAGTACAGTTATTAATTCTTTGACAGGAGCTTTGTATTTACTTTCTAACAAATATGGTTATGAACAAGTTATCGATACGTTTACAAAATGTTTACAAAACGATGGTATAAAACAAATTGATAGTCAGTATCAGAATATTGTAGTAGAATCGTTAGGTAAGTTGATTAATACTGCTACTGAAAATGGAACTTCGAATTTACCAGTTTCTAATAAACCAGATGTAGTTTATCATACTACCACAGATCCTGTGCCATTGCCTATTGTAACTTCAGCTCCAGATCTTTATATTCAACAATATTATGATTCAGCTTCTGACCCATGGAAAGGATTTATTGAATGGAAAGGTCCGAAAGGAGATTACGTTTATACTTTAAGAACTTCTACAGATCATCCGTTTTCTTCTCCAACAGAACATGTTTATTCGTTAGCAGAAGAACATTTATATGAACTTTTAGATTTATATGTTAGAAGTAAAAATATTACTCCTACTCAATTAAACAAAATTTTAGAAAGCAGTATAACTTATACTCAAAATACTGGTTTAGAAAAAACGATTGGTAAAAATAGTTCTGCAAATCCAGCTGCTTTGCTTGGTATTCTTGGAGCTGTTGGTGCTATTATTAATTTGACACAATCTTTACATTTACCTACATCGTCTCTAAACGTTGGTAGAGTTGCAATTTCTTTAAATTTATTTGCAAAAAATATGGCAATAATTAAATCTATGAAAGCTGCTTCTTTGCCTGCCTTTGGTTTGCCTGGTATTGGCGCTTTAGGAGCTTTGGGAGGTTTGTCTTCTATAGCTGGTGGTGCTTTTGCGAATGTCACAGGTATTGCAGGAGATATCGTAGGTAATACTGTTACTGATGTTCTTGGTGATGTTTTAGGACAAGAACTTGGTGATATTGCTGGTGATGTGGCAACTGCTGTTACTGAAGGCGCTATAACATATGCAGCGGTTAAAAATCTTGGCGGTTCTTTTAATAAAACTGCAGTACTAACACACATATTATTAAAGAGTTTATAAGATGGCTGATCTAACACCAGAAATTCAACAATTACAAAATACTTTAGCTTTAGATAATTATACTAATTCTGTTAAAAAAGAAGCAGATAAAGAAAAAAAACTTGGAGATTCGCCTGCTACAAGATCTACAGAAGTTCAACCTTGGAATCTTTTTGGTTGGGTAGACAATCTTGGTGGACAAGAAATACGTCACATAGATCCTAAAACACCATCAACGTTTTTCTTAGAAAAGTTACATCCTAATGGTTCTACTGAAACGCATGAAACTTCAGAATCAGAAGGCGCGCATAGTAACGAATTACACGCTGGGCATCATAGACAGTATGTTGCAAAAGGTAAACATGATCATGCGGATGGCAATCACGCATCTTCTACGAGCGCGAACAGACATATAGATACTAAAAAAGATACTGGTATAGCTTCTGGGAGTAACATATACAATGGAGCTGGTCAAAAAATAATAGGTGGCTCTGGTCAAGGTTCTTTTCACAATAACACAGGCGGCGAAACCTTTCATACATCTAGCGGTGATGTTGTTCATTCCCATGAAGGTAATCTTCACCAAGAACATGTAGGAGATCATGTACGTTCAATAGTTGGTAACAGTATTGAAATGGTAGGCACTGGTGATCATGGAATACATGTCCAAACAGGTAATTTTGATTTAACAGCTACGCTTGGAAAAGGTAAAGTTAAATCTGGTCAGCTTCTTACATTAGAAAGTCCAACTTCAATACTAATTAATGCTGGTATTCTTACAGCTGGTAGCACAATATTAATGACACCAGCAACGATAGCGGCGAACACTCCAACATTATTAACAGCTAATGTTGGTGCTAGTAGTATTAAAATGGT